TTAAAGCAGGAAGTAAATATCACCATCAGCACCCATGGCAGCCGCAGGAGCTGTGGTACCGTAGGTAATCTTACGTTTACGTTCAGCTTCCAGACGTGGAGCCGCAGCAGCATCATAGGCAGCCCGTTGGGTAGCCAATAGGGACGTTGAGGTACCCTCATAGCTGTTTGTTGCAGCATAGTTAGGTACACTGCCCAGACCCACATCAGCAGCAGTTGGTTTATTCAATGTGTTGTATTGAAGCGCCCAAGGTGTCCACTCAAGATTTTGGTACCTCGCTCGAGTCCAAACACGAGAAGAGTTGTAGACATGGTAAGTTTGCTGAACACCAGCGCCAGAAGTAACGATTAGAGAACCTGCTAGGTTTTCTGGGTAATGACTGGCTGCGGATGTATTAGCATCTAGGTTCTGAGCATATACACCAGCGGTCATAAGGGAGTTTAAATCTTCAGTGCCAAGAAGTATTGGCCTACCAATAATCTTCCCATCAATCTCAGCTTTAGTGTAAGCACCCACATCAGCAGCAGTTGGTTTGTATCCTTGATGATAAACTCTGCCTATATTGTTGTTCTGGTCCCTTACTTGCAAAATACTATCTTTTGCAAAGAAGCGAAGCCAGCGCCCTGTGTTTCCTAGGCAGTTACCATCACCATTTTCAGCCCCAAAATATCCAACAGTTTCAGAATTAAGATCTTTGAGGGCTTGAACGGCTAAATTAGGTAGAGACATTAATGATGTGGTGCTATCCCCGGATTTCCGAAGATAACGCCCCCTAATATCAACACTAGGACCCGTCTCCGTTCCCCATTCCGTAACCAAAGACAAGATCCCGCCGATTTTAGTCGGGATAAGGTTAAATTCGTTTTCTGGCGTATCCCAAAATAACAAGTCGCCATTTTTCACCATTCGGCCAGATAACTGCCCACTGGTATAAGTAAAAGTGGCATCTTCGGAAGGAAACTCAATGATCCAAATCGTGTCGCGCACAACCCCCTCAATACTTGGATAGGGCGTAGACACGGACGGCGTAAACAAACCGCCAGAGATAAACGTTTGGTTCGCGTTGTATTGTGCCTGCTGCGCCCAATACATCGCATTATTCGTATTACTTGGGGCGGCATGGCTGCTCGGCGGCGTTCTACCCACTGCCCACTCTTGCGACAACAACACACTGTTACTTGCACTGCTCGCATTGCTCGCCACCTCACTAGCTTTTTGCACGACTACCGCTTTGTCTTCGGCAACCATCGAAGCATTAACAACAACCTCATCACTTTTTCTCACCACAGTGGTGGTGTGCGTCGCAACCAACGTCGTATTATCAGACACTTCCTGTGCTTTTTGCAGCACCACTCGCTCACTGTCACTCGCGGCTTGAGCCTTCTGCGTTGCAATACCGGCTTGCGTGGTACTCTTAGTAGCTTCCTCAGTCGCCACATTCGCTTTATTAGTCGCAATCGCGGCCTGCTCAGTCGCAAGCGTACCTTTCTGCGTTGCAATAACCGCTTGAGCGGTCGAAGTCGTCGCACCTTGCTGCGCTTGGTCACGGTATTGCTTAAACGTAGAAAGTTGTGTCACTTCCTGTGCATCGAGCTTGGCTTGTTCGGCTTGCGCGGCACTGTCCTTTGCCTCATTGGCTTTAAGCGCGGTAAACTCGGCATCCAATCCCGTTTGCACACGGTCAGCGGCGGTTTTCTTTGCATCTTCTGCGGCACTCCCCGTACTGGCCTCAACCCCGAAGATCGCTTCGGTGTATCTCTCGACCAGTTCAGAGGTTGTCTTACCAAGCGCATCAACGCTTTCAACCAAGTCTTGAACAGTAGGCTCACTCATTACCGTGCCACCTCGCTTTGTTTAATCATCTGCACAATGAACTGATCGGATGAAGATTTCTCACCCAGCGCCGTCGCAAAGGCTTGCAAATGCAGTTGAGCGCGCTGCGCATCAGAAGGGTTCATACTGTCTTTGTTGTAAGCGCGGTACATCACAAAATCCGACACCACGCCTTCATAAATTTCAGTGATCGGAAAATCATCACTCTCATCGTTCACTTTGAGTGAACTCGAATACACAATCTCAACGCTCGCGGTAGACTCAGGAGCCGGAAATAAAAACAGCGTTTTTTCATCGAGTTCATTACGAGTCCAGCACGTTGGCTCACCGGTCATTGTGCGCCAGTTCGGATAAAGCTGATTAAGCTTATTAATATCCACGTACTGCGCCGCCATCAGATTGATATGATTGACGGCCAACACCTTGTATAAATCCACAGGTAAACCCACGGTAAAGCTATCAACATCGATCGTCACCGTTTTGCGCGTCAAGTCTGGACGCCGCAACACAATCGCCGCAATCGCATCATTCAAAAAATCGATAAGCTCAGGGCGCGACCAACGAACATTACTCGCATCGATCAGATCACGCGAAATCCGGTCAATGATGGTTTTGATAGAGGTAGGCATCAGAAGAACTCCCGTTGACGTACCGGATTGGTAAAGGCCTGTTGTTGACCCGTTTCTAAGCCAAAACGCTTAGCGCAGCGGATCGCCTCAACAAACCACGTTCGATACTCACGACCCAGCGATGGATTGTGCCAATCACTATCGGGTTGCAACATCAGACAATGGGCTGCGCCATAACAGATCGCTTGGCCATACTCATCCCAAAGCACTTTGGGTAAGGTCTGTGAGTCACGTTGTGGCTCTATCGCACAGTGGATGAAAAGATCTTTCCCCTCCCTTAGAAAGCGCAGCTCATCACGACTGGTTTGCAGATAATCAATACCTTTGATTAATGCCGAGCCTTTATCATCCACCACCGCCATCAACTCAGCGGTGGTGTACCGACCAACACTCGGTGAATTCAACTCAGAGCTACCCACAATCGCGACCACTTGGTGCGCACTAACCTTGTCGATTGTTCTCGTGTAACGCACAAGACCACTTTCTCGGCAAAACTCTTGCCCAGCTTGCAGCAAAGCACTGTGCAGTAATGGCGCAAGTGCGACATTGACCAATTGTCGAAGGGTAGGCACAAACTGTTCGATAGCGACGGTTTCCATAATCACTCCGCGAGGTTTGCCGGTTCACTCTCTTCACTCATGCGACGCAGATAATCGCGCACTCTTACTCGAAACTCTGTCACCTCTTCCTGCGCGCCTTTGGGTGCTATATCGAGTTCATTAGCAGCGATCAGCGTCTTTAACTTGGCTGAGTTGAGCTTATCGAGATCCAACTCCTCACCATTTAGCATGACAACCATGGAAGCCGCTTTTTCTTCTGCCTCCTGCATTGCTTCTTGCACTGCCCGTTGATGAGCCATCGCTTGGGCCTTTTCATTAAGAAGCTTCAGATGAGCCTCTAACTCCTCTTCCGTTATCCATACGCTCGGAAAATCCAGTAGTTGATAAGCCAAATCTTGTTCAACTAACACCGGCTTATGGCGCGGAAACACCAGCCTAGAGCCAGCGACCGTGTCTTTTTTCTTCGGCTTAGGCCCGATATAGACCACAGCAATTTTATGCGTCATCACTCTCTCCCAAAAATCAAAGGAGGCTCTTGGCCTCCCTCTCTACAGTGGCTGGGCTTAATACCCAACGTTGACGTACTCCGGCAAGATGAGAAGCTCGCCTGTGGCGACACCACCTTTAATGGTGACGTTCAGGATGCCCTTATCTTTGAGGTACACGGGCTTGATCGGGATCTGCTTGGCGACTTTATTGGCGACCGCTTCCCCAAGCGCTAGGGCGATATCGTTGACTTTGATATCGACGCTGACCGAGGCTCCAAGCCCATTGGTCACCAGACGTACCCCCGTCAGCTTTAAACCAATCGGCAGCTCCAAGACAGCGAATACCGTGTCGATAGGCGTGTTTTTGGCACTGAGTTTTCCTTCTTCAAGCGATAAATTGCCGTGCGCCCCAACGTAGACACGGTTGTTAAAAGTTTCACTTTGTCGATGAGTCATTCACGTTTACTCCACTACAGGTTCACAGCCGTATCGAGCGCAATCACCCCGTGATCGTTCACGCGCCCCGTTTTGTCTTTAAAGCGAATTTTCTTGGAGCCATTCATCCAATACACCGTGACTTCGGTACGGTTACCCGCATCCACATCTTCTTCGTGATAACGGAAGGATTGACCACCTTGCGTTTTTCCCCACGCGTATGCCAACGCCTGCCCGCCGAGTAACATGGCGCGATCTATGGTGGTGGCCGCATTGACTTGACGCACACTGGCTGCTTTATCGTTATTGGAAATCGAGACAACAGAACCAGGATTAAAACGGATCGGCATGCCTTTGTATTTGCGTACCAAGATATTGCCCCGCATCAGACAGTCGCCACGAAACACCGGATGATTAAAGTTACGCGAGCGGGAAATCGCATTCGCAGTGAGATTTTGCCAATCTTTACCTGAGGTTGAGGTATAGAAGTCACTCCATTGACGTGGGGTAACACTCAGTAAATAGAAGGGCTCATCACCGGCCATCTTGTCGTCATTAAAACGGATTGGCTGCAGTGGATGAGGCATCTCTTCAAGGTAGAGACCGATATTATCCAATGTTTCAATCGAGAAAATATCCGCCGCATCGAGCCCTTCAAAGGAGGTCGCATCGCCCCCAAAGAAGTGGCGATCATACGTTGGCGGCAAGACATCATTGACCATGATCTCGGCAAACTCAGTATCACTTTCTAAAGGCACAATGATGTCATCGGTCGCATAATCCCCCCGCGCTCCGGCAAGGTGCACTGTCGTAACCTGATCTTGCAGCGTATTCACGTAATCCGGCAGTAAAGCTCGAGTGAGTTTACGCAGTGGATGGCGAGTCTTTTGCTGCGTCATCTTACCGCCAGAATCCACTTGATGACGGCCTTGGTTGATTTTCAGTGAGAAGTCCGCGAACTCTAAACTTTCACCCCGTCCAGCAATTCGGCGATCGCCCATGGTCGGCTTTTTCGTCAAACCATGCACAATCTGCATTTCTACCTCATCCCCTGCCGATTTACTTAAGTCGGCGCAGCGGACAATCGGAGCATGAGGTGAGGTTTGCTCATTGCCTTTTTTATTACTGGTCACACTCTGCGGCGCATCTTCGGTCAACATATTGGTAAACGAGCGATTGCGCAGGGTCGCTTTGAACAGCGCGGTTTCCTGTAACTTCACGCCGTCAGTAATGGTTGTCATACTTTCACTCCAATAAAAAAGCCCCAGCGTGTCAGCTGAGGCTTAGTGTTTGAAAAACGGGTTTAGAATCCAGCGTTATAAAGCAGTTGCTCGATTTGCGCTTCACTGAGAGAGTCAAACAATTTACCCAACTCTTCGTGATTAGCACTCTGTACCCGGTTCATCAGATCGGAATCCCCCGTGCGATGAGTATTGCCAAGCTCACTCGGTGACGCAGGCAAAGCGTTTTTCGCTTTACGGCTTGCTTCTTGCGCCGCGCTCAGAGCCTCTTGGGCTGACAATTTAGGTTCATCACCAAACGCCAGTCGTACCCGCTTACTGACCTCTTCAAATCGCTCGGCGTAGCTTCGATTCGCCCATTCAGAACTTGAAGCCAAATGGTCATCAATTTGCTGCGCGGCATTCCAACGCGCACCACCTTCACTCATCCACGACTGCAAATCCGCGTTTGCTTGTAGCGCCGTCGTCAACTCAGCGTTGTCCACTGGCGCGGCGCTTTCAGTCTCCGGTGATGTGGTCGAGGCCGCCACCGTGCCGCTAGAAACCAACGCCTCAATTTTGTTATTCATAGCCAAAAAGAAAGGGGCGAGCTCGGGGTAATCCTCCTGTAACGCAGCAAGTTTTTTTTCATCAATGGTGACATCTTCAGGTAAGTCAGCCGGCGCAACGCCCAATTCCTCGAGTTGTTTGTTACGCACATCAATCATGCGCTGCGCTTTTTCAAGCTGCGCTGAATGCGCTTTTAACTCTTCAAGCTCTTGGCGAAGCTGAGCTTTTTCTTGCCGCTCTCGCTCGAGCACCTCCATCGGGATAATGTGCTTTTGGTCTTTGGCAAGAATACCGTCTGGCTTTGCGTTAGGCTCTGCAGTTGGCGAGGCTGCATCGGTATCGCCGTCTAAACCTTCCACGCTTTGCGATTGTGAAGAGGGAGCAAGGTGCTCGTCAGCGCCTTGTTCCTTCTCGACAGTTGGGCGACTTTCTTCCGCTTCCATCGATTCCAGCAAAGCTTCCAGCTCTTCCAATGTTTCATTACCAGTGACGGCAATCGTGTCTTGATGGGTATTCATGGTGACTCCTTTGATTAGACGTGTCGCTGTCTGTGCGGTTAAGCGCTCTCGAAAAAACGCTTAGCGACAAAAACAACAAAGCCGAGCACAAGGCTCGGCACTGAATACTCATGGGGACTATTGCTCGCTGGACTCGAAATGCTGGCAAACCTGCATGGCGGCAGCGTAATCACAGATCATGCAGGCGAGATTTTGTGTGGCCAGTGCGGTGATAATGGCGCTCGCTTCCAGTTCGACTACTTGGCTCGCCTGACGAATCAGCGCCTCCTTTTCTGTATTCAAAAACACCGCCAACTTATAGCCCTGAACCTCAACCGCATCAGGAAATCGGGGTTTAAAACGCATTTGCCACTCGGGCAGCGAAAGAAAAGCATACATCTGATAGAGGCTCACACACGTCTCCACATCGCTTTGGTATGGTTGATAATGGTCAGTGAATTGCCGTTATCTGGCTGGCTTCTTTGAATGGCACTCTCTTTCTGATCTAAGGGATACACCGCCCCTTGAATGATGAGCTCGCGGATCTGCCCTCTTGTGAAAAGTGAGGTGGTCCAAGAGCGCATCATACGAGTGACGGTGAGCGGCGTTTGAATACCTTCACGGCTGACTTTCCATTCGCCATCAACCCCAATGGAGGCCACGGACCCCACCCGTTTCAGCCGGTAATGATGAGGCTGAGACGCATCAAACTGATTGGTCAACCAAGAGACAATTGCGCCACCGATATAGCACTGGATCCCACTGCCACCTTGAAGCAATCGAAAGAAATTATCGACCGTCTCTCCAGAAAAGAGCGCTTGAAAACTGTCGTTTCTTAACCCTTCGGCTTCAATAGAAATATCAAAATCACCAGTGAAAACCATAGGTTTATCCAATACGGCATATTGCGTTAAACCATCAAAATATGGGGCGTAGCGTTCGCGGCTCACCAAGACTCGGCGGACCCAAAGTGGCTGTTGATCGACCATGCTTACACCAAGGAAAAGTGGGCATTATTTGGAACAAGGTATCCGCTACGCAAGATCACCAGCTCATAGTGACCTGTCGCTGTAAAGGTTTGTGCGGTGATCCGCTCACCATCGAGCTCATATTGCAGTTCGACGGAGCCACCCACCTCAGCTTTTACCAACAACGAACGAAACGGCTTGGATTTATCCACCAATACCGTAAGTTCATGCGCGATACTTTTCATCAATACTCCCGCTTACAACGACTCTAATTCCGCTTTAAAAGCGGCAAGCTTTTCTGCCGAAGCTCGGTCAAGGCAAAGTCCGCCATCAGCGAGCTCAATCACGGTCAGGTTGGTTGGCCACATCGGCGAAGGTTTTCTCACTGCGCTGCACGAGACCACCATTAGCAATATGCTCACTAGGAGAATCGGTTGCCGCTTGTTTCCGCGACCGATTAATCGAATCCAAAATCGCATTCACTAACCTCATCAAAAGGGATAACCACTCGTTCATGGTGTTACTCGATACATTCCATCACTTCACACACCGCCTGTGACACCAGCGACTGAAACTCCGGCGATATCTGGTAGCCCAATGACAGCATCAGTGCCGCCAATAACGCCACCAACGCTCGGATCACTTTGCGGCTTTTCAAAATAAGACCTAGCTTATCCATAAGTTCCCCTTAAAGGTCATTATCCACTGCGGCGAACAGCAAGCACTGTGCGACTCGGCGCATCCACCCTCGTCCGTATTCGTTGAAGGTCGAAACTTTGGTGTAAAACGTGATGCGATAGGCGATGTAGCGCATCAGTAAATCATTGAGATCCATCGTTTGTGTCGCTAAAAGCGTCTTCGGACCGATAATGCCGTCAGGCTTTTCACCCACTGCGTTTTGCAGCATTTTTACGGCACGATGCCAACCATGCTGCACCGCAGCATCAAAGAGTTGGTATTGCATCGCCGGACGAAAACGCGCCATACCGAGTGCTTGCCACCAATCCTCGAAGTAAATCGCCTTCACCTGCTCGTAAGAGAGGTTTTTGATATCAAGATGTGGGTAAGTCATCGCGGCAATACCACGATTGGTGCCCTTCAGCTCACCAACGCCGACACGTCCTCCCGTCCAGTTGCCGCGATCTTTGGGGTCACATTGAAAGCCACCTTCGTGGGGCATGAGACGTTCGAACACCACATCAAACATGACGTTTCTCCAATAAAAAGCCCCCACATCCAACCAAGTATGTGAGGGCAATACAAAGCATTCGGCGTTTAAGGCTGATTTGAGATAGAGCTAATAAATTTGCGCTCAAAAATGGCAAGGATCCGCGAGCCAGCGTAACCACTGATACCACAAGCAAACCCCGCCAATTCTTGCGGCCATTCAAAGTACATCGCGGCCAAAGCACACAATGCGCCCGCAAATCCAGAGACGATGATTTGCATCAGCGCTTCTACCCAACGAAAGGGACGATTTTTTTTGCGAATATCGATGATATAAGTCACCAGCCCTCCCCAAATCGCCATCAGCGCAAGGCCTATGGATTGGAGTTGGGTCCAGCTCTCCGGCTCTTTCAATGGCATCTCAACTCCCGACAGCCAATAAAAAACCCCGCCAATGGCAGGGTCCAGAAACAAAAAAGCCGCCCGGAGGCAGCTTTGGTATTGTTGGAAAATTTACCGCAAGTTGGCTGGAAATTCAACTGTTGTAGATGAGGAAATGAATTTAGGGAAGTAACTCAGGAAGTCTCGTTTTTAGCACGTCTCTGGACAGAAATGAGTCAGTGATTTTGCTAAATTAGCTTTTAAAGGATTATCAAGGGTATTGCAAATCTCTAACCTAGTAGGCAACCAAATAGAAAGCAACCGTCTGTTATAGGCGTGAGGATTATATAGGCACTACAATGCCATCATCTCTTGCTTCTTCACGTTTACGTTCTTCAGTGTGCATTGCTAAAGATAGGTATATTAAAGCTTCACGAGATAACTTAATCATCTTTAACGCTTTTTCAGTTAATTCATCGACAGTTATATATTTTAGATACTCGTTATCATCGACTTGAACTGGATAATCTTGAATACCCAGATATCTATGCTCAGCCATTTTCCTAATTGTATGCAGTTCCTTAGCTTCTGGTTCTGCAACTTCAGTAAAGTTTGGAGCATACAAATCTTTAGATAGGAAATATAAACCTCGTAACGGCCAGTTTTCACTATTTAGGAAACATGGATAGATTTCTAGCACCTTCTTTTTATTATTGAACGTACCCCAAATGTTCCTGAAATTGACAGAGTCTATCTTTAGTCCAATGCTCATATAGTCGTTTAAGAACAAAGCTATTTTATCAAAGATCGAATACGATATTCTTAAAGAGTTTTTTAGCAACTCATTTCGATACCCCAAATGCACACCATCTAGACCATTTTCTAGTAGGACGTCATTGTCAGCATAGTGCTCAATATCGGCTGTAGTAAACTCGTACAGCATATGGCGAGCGACTATAAACTCCTGCTTCAACAAATTAAAATACTTGGGAAATCTCGACTCTTCTCCGACGGCATAAACATGACTCGGTAAGTGCAAAACATCAGTAGCAGCAATTGTAGCGGTAAACACGTCATTCAAAGGATTCATAAAAAGCTTATGTTGCAAGCACCACCGTCTGTAATCCTGCTCTTTTTGATGCTTGCCTAATGAGAAGCCATTGAAATTAAATTTACTATCGAACTCAATTCTTTCTAGAACATCTTCCGTAAAGTCTTTATAGAACATAAAAGCTTCTAGTGCTTCGTGTTGAACTCCAGAATCCCATATGAGTGGCTCATTACCAAAACGATTAAGATCCTTGTTCGCATGGAAAAAGAAAACTCCACTATGTCCATAATCATATAGATGCTGCCCATAATGGACTTGACCAATTGCCTTATTACCTATTGCCATAGCAAAATTATTAATACGAGACAGCGCCTTGTCATAATAGCTAATTGACTCAATTGATCGCCCTAGCGAACTCATTCCGTTAGCTATATTTGTCAATATTTTACATTGCATTATCTTATGAAGCGTCTTGAATCCTGACTCTGCAACGGCTTTTCGAAGGTTAAGTATCTCAGCTACTTGTCTTTCCTGAGACCAACTCCAAGTATCGTCTGCATCATTTCGCTCAATGATACTAAGTGCGGCATGACAGTTAGCTTTATAGAAAAACAAGATTGAACGATTTTCACTTGTCTCATTTTCCATAAGAGAATCACAGCTAACTAACAGTTGCTCTAGCTCTGAGACATCATTGTTATCACATGCCGTATCAATTTTATTGCCTAGAACTTCGATCTTTTTGTTTAGCACTATGGGATCCTTGGGTTGTTATAAAGCTACGGCTTACATTACAGACATGAGAAAAAGTAAGTCAATTAATACATGGTTGAACCACTAAGAATCAGATCGTTAACAAAAAAAGGGGCAAAAATGATTCAGGGCCACTCGACTGACTTATTACTTGGCAAAGATGCTCAGGCAGCAATGCATGCAGAACCTAACTCATATTATCAGCATTTGATTTTGGGTAAATCTTGCCAACGCGTTGTGTACTGTGGGGTCAACATATCACGCCGCATTGCCCATTTCTGAGTAATACCCTGTGCCGCCAAAAAAAGGGTATCACTCCCATACCGACCATTTAGAGTATCGTAAACATGCATCAACGCAGGGTTGTTCGGATTAGGATTGAATAAATCTGGTTGTTCATGTTGCCCATCAACAAGGTCAAGCAAACCCACGCCAATCTTATAAAACCGAATATCCTCCTGAAACAATTGCTCAGCCAATAAAGAGGCAATCTGGGTCAATTGCGTCACATCAGATGTCGGATAAGCAAATCTATGAATCGCTCTACGTACAACCGAATATTCGTCAAACGGAGAGCTATTTGCAAAACAGAGCATGACTCGGCAGAGTGATTTTTGTTGACGGGCCTTATAAGAGGCAATATTGGCATGTTTACACAAGGCTTGCTTCAACGACTCAATATCCGTAATTCGCTGCCCTGCACTACGCGTAGAAAAAATTTGTTTCTTATCGGCACGAGCTACATCCCATCCTTTGCATTTTTGTCCATTCAACTCACGAACGGTACGTTCAACCTCAACGTTAAACTCTTTCCTAATTAGGACAGGAGGATAGTTAGCAAGTTGTAAAGCGGTTTTAATGCCCATTAGCTGCAGGCGCTGTCCAAGTTTACGACCGATGCCCCACACATCAACTGCTCGTAATTGAGATAACACTATTTGACGCTCTTTTTCATTATCAAGTACACAAACACCCTGATAAGCATCCAATTTTTTTGCGGCATGGTTAGCCACTTTCGCGAGTGTTAATGTACTCCCAAAGCCAACACTTACAGGAAGACGGCACTCACGCCATACTGTGCGTCTGAGTTCCATGCCTAATTTTCTAAAACACGAGATAGCAGGATAAACATGCTCAAAAGATAAAAACGACTCATCGATACTGTATATGTGTTGCTCGGGCGCGAATCTCCCGATCACCTGCATCATCTTTGACGATAAGTCGGCATACAATTCATAGTTTGATGAAAGTGTAATAACGCCTTTTTGCTCACAAAGCGCTTTAACCTGAAAGTAGGGTTTAAACTTCTCAACCCCCGCTTCCTTTGCTTGGCGGTTCGCGGCCACAACGCAACCATCGTTGTTTGATAACACTATGATGGGCTTTCCTCGCCAATCCGGACGAAAGACTTGTTCAGCACTACAGTAAAACGAGTTAGCATCAACTAAAGCAAACATCACTGATCACTCAATATCTGATTACTTCGATGGAAACGAATGGAGCTAACTACAACGCCTTCTAAAGAGAAGGTATCAAAATCGTGGATAGCGACAGGCTGCATTTTTTCATTTGCAGAGAGCAATAATCGACGACGAATATCGAGGATCTTACATACAAACTCTCCATTAAAATTCGCAACAATCAGCAAATCGCCATCAAATATCCCCACTCCTTGCATAGAATCGCCGCTCGCTTTACCAATAAAAGTGGCGCTCGGATGCTGGATAAGTAAACCATCAAGATCAATGGAGAGTTGTTTGTATTCAGTTGCAGGACTTTCAAAACCTGTGATGCCCGCACTTGCGTAAATAGGTATGACTTTCATATAACTTTACTGTATTTATATACAGTATTATTTTTATATTGAAATCGCGAAAAAGCAATTTAAAAACGATACTAAGTTACAAATTTCCTATCCTCTCAGCGAGCATTTGAGAGGCGTTTGTCCAAATGTCTGTAATCAATACACTTTCGAATCTAACCTTCTACATCTGTTCAATCATGGCCTCCACGGTTTGCAGCATCTGGCTTTGCATTTGGCTCATTTCGAGATTGAGGCTTTCGATTTCTTGCAAAATCCGCTTGGGTTTGGCGTTGTCATAGCATTGGCTCTTGCGATGGTACCTCAACTCCCGATCAAGGTATAAAAAACCACACCATTGGCAGTGTTCAAAAATAAAAAAGCCACCCGAAGGTAGCTTTGATATTTTTGGTATTAATCTGATATTGGGCACCATTTAATTTCAGTCATTAGACCACATCTAATTCAGGGAACCTGTCAAGAACCATATTCACTAAAACATCATTGGGTAATGTAAACAATTCGGTTACAGGCACTTGATATTTATTACTATATTCAAAAATTGTTTCTCTGATCGAATGTTCATCCATACCTGTATTGTTCAATGTTATACCAATAACAGGAGCTCCCGAAAAATGTTCTATCAAATCGATTTCTGCTCCCAGTTCAGGCATTAAATACTCTTCGGAGCCACTCAAATAAACACGCATAGGAGAATGTTGTAGAATGATAGCTGTCGGTTGAGAGCCTCGAATGATAGAGGCACTAGTACAAAACGAAGGATGACTAAGTGCACCTTGCCCTTCTATGACTATCACATCTGGCTTCTCATTATCATAGGCCTCCACAATGACTGCCTCAAGCTCACCCACACAATATTGAGAAGGAACAGCATCTAGCGCAACACCATAACTTGAGCCTTGAATCAAGCCAGTTTGCCCAGTTGCAATCATAACTGCGTTTAACCCGCTATTTTTCAACATTCTTGTTAATGCTAAAGCCGTTGTACGTTTTCCTATCGCACAATCCGTGCCCATCACTAAAATTCTTGGACAGTGTACATTTTGAATACGATTAGAAAAAATCTTTAAGTCTTTCGTGGGTCTCGGCTTTCTAATATCAACAATTTTTACATGATGCTTCTTTGCCGTTTCAACAAACTCCGGGTCCTCATTTAAGAACTCATGCAAACCAATAACAATATTCATACCAAGACGCATAGCTTTATGAATTAGCTGTCTTTCAATTAAAGTTAAATGTCCACTATCCGGTGCTAAGCCATAAATAAAATATTCAGGTATACATTCACTAATGGAAATAGCTTGACTTAAGCTTGAGCAAATCGGGATTCCATTTTCAATACCATTAAGATACAACCCACTGTCTTGCCCCGCTTTTGTACTATCAATGATGGACATAATATGGAAGCGATTTGACTCTCGAATAAGACCATTCGCTGTTTTTCCAGTATTTTCACCAAAGTAACCTTCACAATATACAATGGCCGTTTCTCTCTGTTGTGGAAATAAATTAGATTGAGGTAAAGAAGCACCTTGAAGATACTGACTCGTAGTCATTTTCCGTGTTGTAGAAGACATGATAAGACCTAACTCTGTTAGGCTTAGGAGGGCAAAATGGGGAGGCTAGTTTTTCCAGTTTCGACAAAATGTCCCCACTAAGCTGTGGGGGATGGCAAACACTGTAGCACGTATTTCAAAATACCAACAAGACATTTGAACACTTTTTCATCAACAATGCTCACGCCTAGATATAACCGCATTCTTAGGTTCTAAGTAAGTTCATGAATACTCGTATTTTATATTATTAAACTCGTACATGCCTGCGTGAACCAAAGAAAATGGCTGTTTAATCAATTCTTGAGGATGGAGAACCCGTACAATATCGTAAGAAAAGAAATCCTAAAGATGCTGACAGGATAGACGCTGAAAAAATACCTATCTTAGCAAACTGAATTTGCTCAGGGGTATACGCCAACTCGGCGATAAATAGAGCCATTGTAAACCCGATCCCCGCTAACATCCCCCCACCAATAATCATATTCCACTGCAGATTATCGGGACGCTTTGCTATATTTATTTTAACTGCAAACCAACTAAATAATAGAACACCAATAGGTTTCCCAAAGACAAACCCGGTAAGTACCGCAAGCGTAATTGGTGAGAAAAAACTGCTTCTCTCTAACACAACACCAGCATTTGCTAACGCAAATAATGGCATGATTAGAAATCCGACCCAGGGATGCAACATGATCTCTAATCGCTCAACAGGTGAGAGAACTTCCCGTGCCGCAGCACCTGCAGTTTTCAAAGTAAGACGCTCTATATTATTGCCACTCCAGTGCCCACGAGGTGACGCTGAAACTATCGTGTTCATAATAGTATAGAGGCGCTGTTTGCTAACCCATTTACTTGTCGGTGTTAACAAGCCAAGGATAACACCGGTTAATGTCGGATGTACGCCAGAAGCATCAACGGCTAACCACACTAAACTCCCAGCAATAGAAAATAGTCCAATGCTGCGGATCCCCATAAAAGACATGAGGCGAACCATTAGAAATCCAAGAATTGAAAAACAAATAGCAAGCCACTTGATATCTTCTCCATAACCAATGGCAACCACCAAAATAGCCCCGATATCATCCACAACAGCCATTGACAACATGAATACCCTTAAGCTTTTAGGGATACTCTTTCCTAATAAAGCAAGGCATCCAATAACAAATGCTGTATCCGTTGCCATAACTGTACCCCAACCATTTTGTCCGGGCTCTCCAATTTGAAGGGTTAGGTAGAAAAAAGCAGGAACCAACATTCCCCCGAGAGCCGCCGAAATAGAAAGCATGGCTAACTTAGGGTTACGTAGTTCACCCAATACGAGCTCACGTTTAAGTTCTAATGCGATAAGAAAGAAAAAAATTGTCATTGCAGCGTCATTAATCCATGAGTGTAATGATCGCTCAAACACAAAAGAACCAATTGTAATACCTAACGAAAGCTCCCAAAACTTGGCATATGACTCACTAAGAGGTGAGTTCGCAATAATAACCGCACATAAAGTTGCAATAAACAATACAATCCCAGCTGCCGATTCAATCGCAATAAATCTAGTAATAGGTTTTGAGAACCAATCAATATACTCTTTAGGTAACTGAGTTAAATTCATGGTAGTGGGTTTTCTAGATTTTAAATTCATATTTAGTATATTATCCATCAACGAAAACACGTCACTCCAACGTAATCTATCAATAATCTACGTTAATTCATCAAAGCAAAATTTATTTCGCTAAATATATTGGCACACATAAAAATGCCAGCATTGGTAGGCAAGAGATGATTTCTTGTTCTTAATAATACATATCGAGTTCAAACAGTTTATCTTGTTCTCTTTTCAATAAGATATCCTCAATTCGTCTTCTCACTTGGTTCAAGCTTTCAGTCTTATCCTGATTAAGTTCATCATTTTTAGTTATTTTTTTCTTATTTCTTTTCTTCATAATAAAATCCCCATAAAAACCGTTATTTCCCAACAATAAAAACTCCTAAGCACAGATTTTTACTGTCCAATATTTCACCTCTGCCTATCTATTCACAGAAATAGAAATGAAGAACATTATCAAAAAATCCTCTTTTAGGTGCTGTGTGCTGTTTAAACATATCACTATTAAGCTGATGTATAGATGCACCTGCATCAAAATTTAAGCAGGAATGACATTCACAGCCTGTAGGCCCTTACTTCCCTGTTCGATACTAAAATTGACTTTTTGACCTTCAAATAAAGTTTTAACACCACCTGAAGCGATCGAATTGAAGTGAACAAATACATCAGAGCCGCCACTATCAGGAGTAATGAAGCCAAAGCCTTTACTTTCATTAAACCACTTAACCGAACCTGTTAATTTATTAGACATAAACACCTCGATAAAAATTAAAAACCAATATACGAAGCTATTTAATGGGATAAAGGTAAGGTACCGAAGGAGTAATATGACGAAAAGATTCGAAAGAGAACTAGGAAGATACTTGAACTAAATTATTCATTAATAGCCTGCATTTGTGAGCCCACTACACTATACACTTTGCATACAGAATAAACAGCCATTTTTCGTTTATTTGATTTATTTTTTAAGATCATTAGGTTAACAATATTAAGCCTTTGTTGATTTATAATCCTTTCAATTCTATCGAAATGACACAAGCGTGAGTCACATCTGTTCAATCATGGCCTCCACGGTTTGCAGCATCTGGCTTTGCATTTGACTCATTTCGAGATTGAGGTTTTCGATTTCTTGCAAAATCCGCTTCGTTTCGGCTTGGGTTTTGGCATTGTCGTAGCGCTGGCTATCGGTTAAACCTTCTTCGCGCTGCGCCTTGGCCATTATGTTCTTTGCTTCGCTTTCCAGTTTGAGGACCTTGGCCTCCATTTCCCGCATCTGCAACTCAAGCTGCTTTTGCTGAAGCTGTTGCTCCTGCTGCTTTTGTGCGGCTAATTCGGCCTGCTCTTCCTCAGTCATATCCTCCGGCTCTTTTTCAATATTCAGCGCCGCTCGGACACGCTCCATAAACTCTTGCTTATTCGGCACATCGGTAAGCTCAAGCACTAAATCAATCACGGTGATTTGTACCTCTGGCGGCAACTGCGCGGTGATCATCATCATTCGTTCTGCTAACTGCGATTTGTAAGCAGCGGTTTGCTGAATGGGAGCGAGCGCAATATGGGCGCGTAAGCGGGTTAAATCATTGGTCAGTAGTCCTTGTTCATCGACGTGGTTCATCACCACGGTTTTGCGCTTTCGCTTGTCATTGCGGTTGATCACAATCGCTTTATTGTGCTGCTCACGCATATCCTCAAGGATATACCCCAGTAGCAGTTCACCCAATAGCTGCGATCCAAAGTTGTAGTTATCGTTGATTTCGGCAAGCGTTGTCGCCCCTTGCTCCACCAGATTGGCAATCGCAATCCCACTGGTCGCGTTGGATTCTTGCCCCAAGAAGGCTCCATAAACACCCATGGTATCTTGGATAAGCTTCATCGAATCCTGCATCACATTAAATTGCTGCGCGGCGATATTGAAATCTTGTTGGACCTGAAACACTTCGCTGATGGATTTTTGGTTTTTCCGCTGTGGGTTGAGCTTAATCAGGCCATCGGGTCGTTCAACCTCTTCTAAAATCTGTTGTTGGCTCATATTGGTGGCATCTTCATCCATTAAGACTCGTTTGGCCTGCAGTAACCATGTCAATTTAATGCGCCTAAAGTTGACTTCATCTTGCGCTGGAATGGCCCGAGCAATCAGACCATAGGGCTCACCACTGGCGTCCTTGCGAAATCCCCAGAACGGCACGATGGGAAACTGACCATTAGGTGCGGCACAGTCACGGCTCAATAAGTGATACATCCCGGCGTACCACTCTTCTTTAATCCGGCTGACTTGAGCCTGCCGCAATGTGGCTCTCTCCATCGCCAGTGCCATCGCATGAGCCAGATCATTCGGGTCAAACTCCATCACACGCCCATCTTGGGTTTCAAGCACGGCTTTGCGTTCTATATGACGCACATACACAATCTGCAAACGAATACGCTCACGGTTATGGGATAAGTACTCCGAATGATCCCGTGACCAGTGATTAAATGCCTCATGCGCACTGGTCAACAGTGGGTCGAGCCCTTCGAGGTTTTCAACATCAACGAATCCACGCCAATCCTTTTTCGCGTATTCCAGTACCTTCGCTTTATGGGGAACCAAAGTCATGAGCTCATCAATATCGATCCAGCGCATACGCATCACCCAGCGACAATCGCTCCAGTCAGGTTCAGTGGAGAACCAGTCCCAAAACACTTCATCACGAGGGATAAGCTTGATTTTGTATTTAGGCCCGAACGGGTTCGGATTTCGGTATGCCTCAACAAACCCCACGCCCGCTTTGATTTGCGACCCATACGCCTCTGAGCGTGCTTTATCGAGCCGCCCTAGCCGAGCCGCATCTGCAAACTCGGCATTCACGGCTTCCGCCATCAGTTCCATTTGTTCATCGGGATCATCTGCGCACACCAAAAGGTCGGTGCGTGTTTTGGCTTCCATCCCGAGGACACCATCAATGGTCGGCGCAATCAGGTTATGGATTGTGGTGGGCTGGCCACGCTGTTTAAGCTTATCTTTGACTCTCGGATCAAGCTGATCGCCATCGTAGTACGCGGTGGCAACTTTGGCAGCGCTGCGCCAGTCAGGTTGGCCATCAATATCGGAGAGAATACGCAGCATAAAAGTATCGAGTTTTGCGTGTTGCATCATTTGGTCTGCCAATGATTGTTAGAAGGATCGCGTTTGAGGTCTTCTGACTTCACACGCTTTGGCATACGTGCACGGGCTTCTTGGGCGAGCATATGACTCATCACTTGGTCATCAAAACACCCTTCCTGAGCGTTCATCGCTCCCTTTTTGTCGTACACATAGCTGTGGTATTCCGAAATAGTCCCCATCCAACGAATGCCAGAGACGCCGTTTTGAAAGAGCGTCTTCATGCCTTCCGTGAGGATAGGTTTGGATTGTTTGGTGGTTAACCAGCCGAGCTTGACCGTCTCATCATCGTTGTCGCGATCTAGGTATTGCTCTGAATAGATGTAAGGTGTGGGGTAGATTTCTCGAAGCTTTTGAATAAAGGCATGGCCGTGGTTATTGCGCTCAGGCATCACGTAAGCGTTGCCGTATAAAATCGCGATATGTTTAACCAGATAAGCCAATAACTCAGCATCGATATAGCCAAACCAGTGGGCCACTTGCTCACCATCGGATTTTTTCACAACATCGATACTACTGCGGTCGCCATGCTCTAGCCCTTCGGCAATATCCACACCCAGCGCATACTCTTCATCCTCATCGAACATTTCCCACATCAGCAAAAGGTTCATCGCGTTGCGCTGCATACGAAGCGGATCGTGACTCTCTATCGAGTGCACCCGAGTTAGGTTTCCCGTCATAGGCTCAAGGTCATAGACCAAGAACGGGGCAAGAACATCCGCTTCCGCGGCCATAATATGGACAGGATTAAACACCCGACGCCCTGAGGTTAAAAACGCCTCCAGCGGCGTGGACGGGAATTCCTGTTTCATCTCCTCGCCCTGCATGGCTTCTTTCTCGAGATACCACTGCTTTTGCTCATCATCGAGCTGGCAGCCCATCGATTTTTCGACTCCAGTAAAGTACTCAGCCATCACTTTCGGCACAACGAGCCCATTCATCGGCACTTTTGAGCGGTATTTCGGATCTTGCCACCATGCGAAAAAATGAAACTGATAATCCTCGCGGCTCAGCTCTACCCCACTTTTGGCTTGCTCCATAGCGCGCATGCACATGGTATAGAAATCGCCCCCGACACCTTCTGCCGTCGACTCAATAAAACAGACCGCGTTCTGATGTATCGCGTTAAGCGTACCGGTTTTCACCTCTTTGGCTTTGTGTGGGTATTTCGCACAAATTTTGCCATGCTCAGAAATATGCAAGCGCTGCACAGTACCGGAACGAAAGGAGGTGGCAACCTGAATACTTGAGCCGTTCTTAAACACCATGCGCCCACCGTTGGCTCCACTCTTACGCTCTTCGGTTGGGATTGCCGCCTTGAGCCATGCCGGAAGGTTGTCATAAGGCACTTCCACTTTAGTTCTGAAAATCTCCCCCGCAGCTTGTTTGTCCTGCGCGACGATGCCGCACTTAAGCCGTTTATTGAATAGCGCTTCATCGAGTAGGTAGATATCAATGGCGGTCGAAAAACCAAGCTGGCGCGCTTTTAGGATAATGTTGCGATGGCCCATCATCTTAAACAACAATGCTTGGGCAGGGCGAAGCTTGAACGTCACCAGCTCGCCATCTTCATTCTCTATCTTGTAAAGATGATTGAGCCGCCACCACTTATTGCTCAGCCGAGAAAAAATAAAAGCGCGATCCTGCGCGCTTATCTTCTCTTGGGGGACGGAACCAAGGTTAATCATTCAGTACGAACCCGTCCGATCCCATCTCTTGAATTTCTTGCACAATGTCGGCAATTGCAGTTCCAAGCCCGGCAGACTCTTGTGCAATCCGCTCAGCTTCCAATTCTGTTTTCTTTACCTGTGCTTTGGTTCGTAGTAGAGATTCCACACGCGCCATGTTTCTATCAACAATGTTGTCGGTGCTGACGTAGAGCTCATACAGTTTGACGCGTTCAGCCAGCGCCAAGCCCTCCTTACCAAGCTCTGCTCCAATCTTCTGGTAGGTTTCCATGGCTTTCAGCACCCGTGCCCGACAAAACACAATCTCGTGGTCAATGTCCGAGTTTGCTGCATCAAAAATGGCATCTGGATCATTTAAGCGCTGTGCATAGCCATTGTGTTTGGTTGAGCACTGGTTGCCATTAATAAACCGCCCACTTTCATCGCGTTGATGAGTCGTATCTAGATGCAAAACACGCTGTAAAAATTGCGCATGGGTCGGTTTCGGTGAGTTTTGATCAGTCACGTGATCAGTGAACTGATCACTTTCACTGATCACTGGTGCTTTTTTATCCTTACCTTTTGATTTAGAAACTTTTTCTTCCCTACCTTTTCCTAACTGATCACATTGAGCGAGCCGTTCCACATCGGGCGAAGAAGTGATAGCACGTGGGGATTGAACGTTTTTTGCTGGGTTTTCGCTGTTTTCGAGTGGCGAATTCAACACCTGCAGATATCGACGCGCCGTGTTGTAATTGATTTGGTTTTGATCGCACCACGCTTTGATTGTGATGCCTGTTTGTTCAAACGCGAGTTTGTACTCTTGTTGCAGCGCTTTCCAATCTCGTTTTGCCATCATTAAGGCTCCGAATTGCGAGCAATAAAAAAGGCCGCATCAAAAGATGCAGCCTCGCTATTGTTGGAAAATCTACCGCAATTACCTTGTCATATCAATGAGCGACTCGAGTTTACTCAATCTTCAAACTCAGCAGATAAGCGCTTTTCAAGCGTCGAAAGTGCCTCGGCTTCATGTCGATACAATTGCGTTCTCCACTCTTGAAGTAGGCGAACAATCGCAGACCAATGACGAATGATAAGTTCTTTGTGAGTCGGCAAAGCTGCACCCAAAAATGAGGCTTTCCAATCCGCTTCCGTCGTTCGAAACTCACCTACACCATCACAACTCTCACAAGGTCGCTGCGTTTTGGGAATAACGCCTGTTGCTTTGCAACGCGGACATTTTGCTGATTCTGCGGCCTTTTTCTGCGCGTAATCGGCCAGTAGCTGTTTCTGCGCGTCAATACGCGTTTGGTGTGACGCAATGTTGGCCTGCAAACGACTGCTCTCAAATGGATTGGTTTTGATCTCAATTGCTCGCTCCATCGAGCGCATGGCTTTGCTAAGTGCTTCAACCGATTTCTGGGTCCTCGCTGCGTAGGCGCTGTATCGACGCCAAACCGAAACCAGACGAGCTTGCTGACTGTCTATCGGAACATTCAACACATCCGCCATGACCAGATAATGCAAATGTTTAAGCTCATTCGAAGCCAAACCGATCTCTAAGCGATGAACCTCAAGTGATCCAAGAAAATCCCTCAATACCACCAACGAATAAGCACAATGCAAGTATTTGGCATTAAGGATTGCCATACCGATAGGATTATCGCGCTGCGCTAAGCCCATCGCACCGAGAAGCTGCTCTTTGGTCGGTCCATTTTTACTGACAGACTCTTCCCATTTCATGGTTCTTGCGGCGCTTAATAGTGTTAAAAGCTCAAGCTTTTTACTCACTGTCGTGACTCCTTACTCTGAGAATATGGTCTAAAAATGGCAAAACGGTATGGGCTCATTACATCAAGACTCATCCGCTCGCACCGAAAGCTCTCGAAGCCAACTTTCTCGTTGAGCCATCATGGCCTTGATTTTGCGCTCAGCCGATTGCGCAGCCTGCTCTGATACCGCGGACTTTCGCTGTTTAAATGAAATCAGCGCGACGTTCTCGTTATTAATATCGATTTCAATTTGCTGGATCTTTCGCTTCAACAACTGCGCATCATCAATGGGTTTCGCCGCAGCTTGAGACACCGCGACAATTCGCCCCTTGTCTTGCTCTTTGCAAAGCCAAGCGTGGATAAATCGCTGGATCCCTTGCGCGGTTTTCTGGCGTGTTGGGTTTGCCTGACACCAACCGATCATGTTGCGAAGCTGTTGGCGAATATCAACGGCAGGATAGAGCGAGCGCCATTCCACCAACTGAGATTGAGTAACCGGATACGAAACGTTTTTACCTTTGAGTGGGATCTCAAACACAACCGGATCCAAAATAGGATCAGTTTGAACACTGAAAAGCGGCGCATCGCCTTCTGGTGGATCTATTAATGGATCTATTGATGGTTTATAGCCGAAATCCGACCTACCCCCAGCCGAGATCTGACCTACCCCCTCGGGTAAATTCGTCTGTTCGTATTTCGAATGTTCGAGTTTTGAATGGACGAAATCCGACTGTTCGAAATCCGACTGTTCATCGGCGGTAGATTTCAATCGCTTCACGGGCAGTTGATATTGGTTATTGGAACGCACTAATCGACCTGAATCGGCTTTCTTGAACTGGTTTCGTTTCACAATCCAGCCACCCGCTTCCAACTTCTTCAAGGTTCCTTTGACTGTTGTTGGAGAGACACCACTTTTGCGGGCGATGGTTTCAATCGAAGGCCAACACACGCCAGCATCATCAGCATGATCCGCCAGACAAAGCATAATGAGTTTGTCAGAGCCTTTGAAAAGAGAAATATCCCATACGTAGCTCATTACCTTAACGGACATCGTATTACCTCAATGATCAATCTATCCAAAGCTACTGGCCGTCTACGAATAGTTACCCACGGCCAATAGAAAGCCCGTTCCCTCGCAATCAGAAAGTGATGAAGTAAGCTTGCCACCAACCATATCCACTCACCGAGCATTCGGTACGGAAAACATGGCATCTTTCTAACCACGAACCAATCCCTCATAGACAGCTTTGACATACAGACGCTTAGCTTCATAAAGGTCAGCCATTTCGTCGTAGGTAATCTCGGTTTGCTGACCTTTCTCAACCTTGAACAAACGCCATTGAAGATTCTCAATCCGAGCTCTTAATGCTATTCTTCCCATCACTGCTTCTCCGAAGTGGTATGTGAAATTTCCTCGCAAGACTTTTCACTCGGCTTTAAACCGTTGCCGCGGTTTAAAGCCAACTCTCTTTCCTCATCCAATACCCGAAGGTAATGCTCACACTTATCCTTCAATCGCTGAATTTGATCCCTCTCGAAAGTTAATGTCTCCTGCCCCTGCGATAACGCTACGCGACAGGTATTCACCGTGATACAGGCAAGCTGCTCCACCGTGGTCCAAAATGAGTTTGTTCTCATAAAATCACCATAAATCAGAATGATAGAAATTTAGCTGTTACAGCTTCGCTTCCACTCTTTGGTTTTCATCAAAAAATGAAATTCGAAGACTCGGCTATCAGGTACAAATTCTCCCCACTGGCTAACAGCTGAATGCGTGGTCTGGACTGCTTCAGCAACTTTTTGTTTAGAACCAAAGAACTTAATGACATCTGCGGTCTTAATGGGTGGTAAATAGGATTTCATACTTCACTCGTTATTAGTTTTCTAACATTAAATATCATTAGAAAACTTAACGCAAGTGAATGTAAGATATCTAACATGACGAGAGAAACGATTGGCGAGCGTATTCGCCGAGTTCGAAAAGAACTCAAACTCACCCAACAACAAGTGGCCTCCAGTATTGGAGTCTCACCCACATCTCTTGTTTTCTGGGAGAGAAATGAAACTACGCCTAAAGGCTCGAACCTAATTGCTCTGTGCAAAAAGTTGCGAGTTGATCCGCTGTGGCTGCAAACAGGCAAGGGAACTCAAGACTCAACCGCGGGTAATGCTGAACTACTTGGTAACATGCAAGTTTGGGATAGCAATACTCCCCTTGGTGATGACGAGGTTGCGGTTCCCTTCTTATCTGATGTGCGTTTATCGGCAGGAAATGGCTTCGTCAGTGATAGTGAATCAGATAATGGCTTTCGATTAAGATTCGCCAAGTCCACCTTACGCCGATATAACGTTGACCCTGAAAATGCAGTTTGTGTGGCCATCACAGGTGATAGCATGGAACCCGTCTTGCCAAATGGCTCCACGGTAGGTATTGATTGTGGGGATAAAACGCTCATTGATGGGAAGATTTACGCCATTAACCACAACGGCGAACTCTTTATCAAAAAGCTCTATCGTCTGCCCGGTGGTGGACTAAGAATTTATAGTTTTAATGAAATTGAATACCCTCCGAGAGAGTATTTACAAATGCAAGTTGCTGAACAACAAATCTCTATTGTAGGTAGGGTTTTCTGGTATTCAGTCCTGTTGTAATTCCTTATTTCTTTCCCAATTCGTCATACTACACACTCAACAATGAATGGTGATTCATCACCGTTCCTTTCTACTACTCCATAAGCCAAATCTTAGAAATGTTTGACCTAACACATTAAAGTTAGTTTTCTTACATTAACACTTGCAATATTGAGGTTAGATAACTAACATAAAATATAAGTTATCTAATCATAGCTATTCCAATAGCGCGTGATTCCTGATTCACAATCACTTATTGCGAGGAAATATCCATGGCGGCAACCATTGATACCCAATACGGAACAGTAACCACTTCACCACCTTACTTTAGTCAAAGATTACATCGTTCAGTAATCGCGCTAACACTTTATCCCACTGACGATAGCTGGGGGCTAAGCCGAGAATGCCCAGCAGAAATCACGATTACACCATCATTTCTCAACATGTTTGCCAATGATGCCGCACCACTCGCTAAAAAGCTTGGCGCGATGCACTCCATCAAAAAGGTTGGTGAACAAGATGGAATCGAGAGGTAGGCAATATGAGTCAATCACAAATTTCCATCATCACTCTTAAAAAAGCTGCAGAAGTGATTGGCCTAAGCACTAAAACGCTGAGGCATAAAGCACGCGAAGGATTTTATCCATCAACAATCGTGAAAAAAATTTGCGGTACTTGGATGGTTGATATTGAGGAATGGAACAAATGGCATCGAATGCAGTAACCGACAATCTCCCATCAGGCGTAGAAATCCGCGGCAATTCTCTGAGAATTTCATTTTATTACATGGGCAAACGTCGTAGAGAATCATTAGGCTTACCTCCAACAAAGCAAAACATAAATTTTGCTAAACAGAAGCGGGAAGCAATTCAATATGAAATCAAGATCGGTACTTTCAATTATGCCGCCCACTTTCCCGAGTCAAAACACGCATCAGGCGTACCAAGGGCAAAGAGTCTGTTGCAACTCACTAAGCAGTTCCTTGCCTCTAAAGATCATGATATCCGCCGATCCACGTTGCAAAGATATGATTGGGTTTTAAGAGATTTTATTGAAATATATGGAAAAACAAGAAGTAGTGACACTCTTTCACCGCGCACTTTGACAGAGTTTCGCCAAGAGCTCGTTAAAGGAAAAACGGGTCGCACCATTAACCGAAATCTGGTGACAATTAACGCCTTCCTAGCTTGGCTCTATAAAATGGAATACGTCAGTCGCGATTTGTCTAAGGTTTTACAAAGAGTGAAAGAAAGCGAAGTCGATATTCAGCCCTTTTCGATGGCGGAGATCGACAGCATTTTGAAACACTGCCACCAACTGCAGCACCGCAATATCGTGACCTTGCTTGTCTATAGTGGCATACGAAGTGGCGAGCTTTGTGCACTGGCGTGGGAGGATGTGGATTTTGAGAATAAAACGATCCATATCCGCCGTTCGACTTATGATATGCGCGGATTAAAAACCACGAAAACAGACAAAGAGCGGTTTGTTGACCTACTGCCGCCAGCTTTAGATGCTTTAAAGGCTCAACAATACTTAACCTACTCGTTCGAGCCTAAAGAGTACGATGTCGAATTACCCGGTCAGGCCTACAGAAAAGAGTCTCTGCGTTTTGTGTTTAATCCCAAAGTCGTTCGGGAGCAGAAGGTCAGTGGCTATGACTATTATGGCAAACGTGCACTAGGCCGAATGTGGACGGCACTGTGTAAAAAAGGAGGTGTCCGTTACCGTAACCAGTATCAACTTCGACATACCTACGCTAGTTGGATGATCACTCACGCTAACGTCAACGTGAGTTACTTGGCACAACAAATGGGCCACGCTGATATCACCATGGTCGCAAGGGTCTACGGTAAATGGCTGATTGAGTCGAACAAGAAAGAATCCGAACGGGTATGGCAAGAGCTAGAAAAAGTGAGGAATCAATAACCGCCGATTCGGCGGTTTTTTGATCCTACCGAACGGAATCCCCATAACTCCAACAATCAACTAGGTCGACATGACAACAAACTTTTGCCCCATTTCGTGCTGGCGAAAGTCAACGTCATCATTCTCATATCGAGAGCTTTCCATAGATTTTCTAATGTTAGTCGTGAGGTGTGTAGGAACACCCAGTTTTGTCGTATTTTCTGATTCGCGCTTTTGATGAACCTCATGATATCCTTGAAAAAAATATGCATTAAATCTAGAGTTCAGTGTTCATTGTATGCATGAAAAATCCCAAATCTGGGTATTTCATACCCCACTGTGGAATCCAATAAATTGTTATAACTAATCAGTAAGGAACGAAGAATTGAGTAATCCGAAGTTATTTATATCTTACAGTTGGTCAAATCACGATCACGAACAACTTGTTCTTCAGATTGCAGCCGAGCTGACAGAATCTGGTGTAGATGTCATTTTAGACAAGTGGGATCTAAAGGAAGGCCATGACGCTTATGCTTTCATGGAAAAGATGGTAACTGACCCAGAAATTAATAAAGTTGCAATAATTTCAGATAAGACCTATGCAGAAAAAGCTGATGGAAGAAGTGGCGGCGTAGGCACTGAGACACAAATTATTTCTCGTGAAGTATATGAACAGCAAGAACAAGATAAGTTCGTCGTTGTCGTTACAGAGAGAGATGAAAACGGTAAGGCACACTTGCCAACTTACTATAAGTCCAGAATTTATATTGATCTCAGCGAACCGGATGGATACGCAGATAATTTTGAAAAATTACTAAGATGGATTTACAACAAGCCACTTTATGTAAAGCCTGAAATTGGGAAGAAGCCCAGTTTTTTAGAAGAAAATGAGTCTGTCTCACTTGGCACCTCATCTGCTTTTAAGCGTGCGGTAGACGCCATAAAGAATGATAAATCTACAGCTTCTGGCTGCTTCGATGAGTACTTGACCTTATTCTCGGAAAATCTTGAGCGTTTTCGTGTTCATGGCGTAGAGGGTGAAATTGATGATGCGATCGTATCAAACATAGAATTATTTATACCTACTAGAAACGAGTATGTTCAACTATTGATAGCGGTCGCTCAATACAAACCATTACCTGAGTTTGCTGAACGAATTCACCGTTTTATTGAAAGCCTAATACCATATATGGATAGGCCAGAGCATATAACTTCCTATAATCGCTGGGAGTTCGATAACTATAAATTTATAGTTCACGAGATTTTTCTATATACGCTTGCTGTTTTTCTAAAGTACGAACGTTTTGAGCTGGCTGCACCATTGTTATTGCAACAGTATTTTGTTGGTGGTCGTTCCGAATATGGTAGAGATACCATGATTGACTTCCAAAATATCCGGCGGTATATGGAGTCGCTTGAGCATAGGAATCGGCGGTTAGGAACAAGAAGATTGTCACTGCGAGCAGATCTGTTAAAAGAGCGGTGTCATGGAACTGGTTTGGACTTTAGGTTTTTAATGCAAGCTGACTTTGTCGCTTTTATGCGTGCTGAGATATCTGCAAGCGATGGCTATAGCCGTTGGTGGCCTGAAACACTTCTTTATTTAGGTCATTATGGTAGTTCCTTTGAAATATTTGCTCGCGCAAAGTCAAAAAGATACTTTGATAGAGTTAAATCCCTCCTAAGTATTGAGTCACCTAGCGATTTGTCTGAGCTTTTAGAGTCTTACCAACAAGACCGCAGAAAGCTGCCAACGTGGGAGTTTGAGTCTTTTAGTCCTTCCGCTTTGCTGGGTTACGAAAGCTTAGGAACATTACCGTAAAGGTATAACAAGACGCTGCGCTCCAAATTTGCCACAGAGCGCAGCATTATGTTTAACAGTCAGTTTATGCGAAGCGTGCATCTTAGAGCATCAAATCTAACTTGTTTCTGTCCAATTCTTACATAGAACATCTTCGCCTCTACGTGTTGCGGTGATGGGACCAAAACAAACTGAACGTGGTCCCATTACAAAGTGAGATGGGGCCAAAATGGGACCAAAGCGAGGGCTAAATCGGGGCGTATTTTCCACTTTACTGTTTATAAAAACAGTGTTAGCCAAAAACAAAGCGCCCCTTACGGAGCGCTCTGTGGAGAGATTTTCGGTTACTGCCAATCGAGGATAACTTTGCCGGAAGCCCCGCTGCGCATGATGTCGAAGCCTTTTTGGAAGTCATCCACTTTGAAGTGGTGAGTGATGATTGGGCTGATATCAAGACCCGATTGGATCAGGCTCGCCATCTTATACCAAGTTTCGAACATTTCGCGGCCGTAGATACCTTTGATCACCAGACCTTTGAAGATCACTTGGTTCCAATCAATCGCCATCGATGACGGTGGAATACCTAACAGAGCGATACGGCCACCGTGGTTCATGGTTTTTAGCATGGCGCTAAACGCACTTGGTACGCCAGACATCTCTAGGCCCACATCAAAGCCTTCGGTCATGCCGAGCTCTTTCATCACCTCTTCTAGGTTTTGCTCCGCAACGTTCACAGCGCGAGTTACACCCATTTTACGAGCCAAATCAAGGCGGTATTCGTTCACATCGGTGATCACTACATGGCGTGCACCAACGTGTTTCGCAACCGCTGCGGCCATAATGCCGATTGGGCCAGCACCGGTGATCAGCACATCTTCACCCACCAAGTCGAATGAAAGCGCGGTATGCACTGCGTTACCAAACGGGTCGAAGATAGACGCCAGATCATCTGAAATACCATCCGGGATCTTGAATGCGTTAAAGGCGGGGATCACCAAATATTCAGAGAAACAACCGGTGCGGTTTACGCCCACACCAATGGTGTTGCGGCATAGGTGCGTGCGGCCGCCACGGCAGTTACGGCAGTGACCACAAGTGATGTGGCCTTCACCAGAAACGCGATCACCCAGTTGGAAGCCACGCACTTCTTGGCCAATGCCAACCACTTCACCCACATATTCATGGCCGACTACCATAGGCACTGGAATGGTTTTTTGTGACCACTCATCCCAGTTATAAATGTGTACGTCCGTACCACAAATTGCGGTTTTCTTAATTTTGATCAGCAGGTCGTTGTGGCCAAGCTCAGGCATGTCCACTTCGTTCATCCAGATGCCCTGCTCTGGTTTCAATTTTGAAAGTGCTTTGATTTTCAT